CTCCAGGTCTTACAATGTGGGCTGGTCCATCGAAACACTTTAAGACTGCATTCAGTTTGCTGATGGCTAAGTCTTACCTTGACAAATATCCAGAAGCTGCTCTGTTGTTCTATGACTCTGAATTCGGTACTCCACAGTCTTACTTTGATTCCTTTGGTATTGATACTAATCGTGTTCTGCATACACCTATCACTGACGTAGAACAACTGAAGTTCGACATCATGCAACAGCTTCAGAACGTAGATCGTGGAGATCGTCTGATGATTGTTATTGACTCAATTGGTAACTTGGCTTCTAAGAAAGAAGTTGATGATGCCTTGGATGGTAAGTCTGTTGCCGATATGTCTCGTGCCAAGCAGATGAAGTCTCTGTTCCGTATGGTCACACCTCACTTGTCTATCAAAGACATCCCTATGGTTGTAGTGAACCATACATATAAAGAGATCGGTTTGTATCCGAAAGATATCGTTGGTGGTGGTACTGGTTCATACTACTCTGCCGACAACATCTTTATTCTCGGTCGTCAGCAAGAAAAAGAAGGTACTGAAGTAATCGGTTACAACTTCATTATCAACGTGGAAAAATCTCGTTATGTTAAAGAAAAATCTAAGATCCCTGTCAGTGTATCTTTCGATGGTGGTATTAGCAAGTGGTCTGGTCTACTTGATGTTGCACTCGAATCAGGACACGTTATCAAGCCTAGCAATGGTTGGTATTCGCAAGTAAACCAAGAGACTGGTGTTGTTGAAGACAAGAAGTATCGTCTCAAGGATACTGATACCAAAGAGTTCTGGATGCCACTGTTGACTCAGAAGTCGTTCTATGATTACATCAAGAACAAATACTCTATGGGTCAGTCTGATATGATTCAGTCTGATGCATTGGACAAGACTCTAGAGGAATTAGAATTCGATGAGTAATCATTTAGCTAAACCACCATTCATTGTTCTTGAGAACAGCAAGACTGGACAAGATCGACTGAAGTTGACAGAAGGTGATTACTCAGGTATAATCTTCTCTTACGGTGCGGTTCGCTTTGATGAACAGGTTGACACTTGTGAAATGCACTTCGAGTATGAGGTGCATGAAGATGCGGGTGTCACTTACATCAAAGAAGAACTAGAACAATATCTTGGTGACTTGTTGCAGTTCATCATTATGGACCAATTGCAGCAAAACAGTATTTCCTACACAGGCGGGGTTGATGAGATTAGAACAACAGATTCTGAGCAGACTGATTTATGATGAGAATTACTGCCGAAAAGTAATTCCATTTCTTAAGCATGAGTATTTTAGCGAGAGAAAAGAGTCAGTTGTAATTAGAGAGATTTCAGAATTCTTCACGAAGTATAACAAGCCAATCACAAAAGAGATTTTGGCGATTGAAGTAAGTAACCGTACAGACCTCAACGACAAAGAACTTGGCGAGGTTGGTACATTCCTTGACACTCTAGTTGACATTCCAACCAATGATGATTGGATGTTGGTCAACACAGAGAAGTTTTGTAAAGACAAGGCGGTGTATAATGCAATCCTTACGTCAATCAGAATCCAAGAAGGTAGGGACAAGACTTACACCACTGACTCAATCCCTTCTATCCTTTCCGATGCTCTTGCTGTATCTTTCGACAATCATGTTGGTCATGATTACATTGATGACGCTAATTCTCGTTATGAGTTTTATCATCGCATTGAAGAGAAAATTGCATTCGACTTGGACTTGTTCAATAAGATTACCAAAGGTGGGTTGTCAAGAAAAACTCTAAACATCGTCCTTGCTGGTACTGGTGTTGGTAAGTCTTTGTTTATGTGTCACGTTGCTGCTGGTGCTCTAAGTGCTGGTCGAAATGTTTTATACATAACAATGGAGATGGCTGAAGAACGTATCGCTGAACGTATTGATGCGAACCTCTTGAACCTAACCATGGACGAGTTGAAGGTTGTTGACAAGGATATCTACGAATCCAGACTGGCTAAGTTGGCCAAGAAGACTCAAGGTAAGTTGATCATCAAAGAATATCCAACTGCTGGTGCCCACGCTGGACACTTTAGAGCATTGCTCGAAGAGTTGAAATTGAAACGAGAGTTTACTCCCGACATCATTATGATTGACTATCTGAACATCTGCGCTTCACAGCGTATGAAGCAAGGTGGCTCTGTTAACTCTTATACATATATTAAGGCAATCGCTGAAGAGTTGCGTGGTCTTGCAGTTGAGTATAATGTTCCGATTCTATCGGCTACTCAGACTACTCGTTCAGGTTATACTAACAGCGATCCAGGGCTGGAAGATACCTCAGAATCTTTTGGTCTACCTGCCACTGCTGACTTTATGTTTGCGTTGGTGAGTAATGAAGAACTAGAGCAATTGAATCAGATTATCGTTAAACAACTTAAGAATCGTTACAACGATCCAGGGTTTTACAAACGATTCATCATTGGTGTTGATCGAGCAAAGATGAAACTCTACGATGTAGAAGCATCGGCTCAAGAAGGACTGGCAGATGCTGGTCACATGAAGAACGATACACCGATGTTTGATAAGAGTGATTTTGGTCAACGTGCTAAGGCTGAGAGTTTTGACGGTTGGAAATTTTAAGGAAAGTAAATGACTAAAATATTAGTAGCACCAATCAAGCATGATTGTTCTCATATGCAAGGACAATTCCCTACAGAAAAAGATTATGATCTTCTTATTGAAGAAGACATGGATGTTTATATGCCAGAAATTCCAGGTCACCCTGAGATGACTGGAACTGAAGAAAGAATTATCCTAAAGTTCCGTAAGAACTACTTCACTAAAGAACAGCAAGACCAAGCGTATGCTGGGCTTCGTGAAGCTGCAGTAGAAACACAGAACCGTGGCATGGCTGCTGGTCCACGTAATGAGAAGTTGGGTAATCGTGAATGGGTCACTGAGTATGAGTCAGACATTATTGAATACTTTTCAAATCCAGGTGCCAATCTATATGGAGACGATCCAGTAGAAGATATTCGTGAGAGCCACAAGGGTAAGAAAGATACCGCTTCTACACGTAACAACGTCTGGGGTATTCAGGCGGTAAAGAAGGATAACTTTGACTTTGAAACATGGGTAGATGCTACTAAGAACTTGTCAGACGACGACAAGAAGAAAGAAGTTGATCGTGTTGTTAAGAAGTATGTCTGCTCTACTACTTACGCCAATGGTGTTATGTCTGGTATCGCTGGTTGGTTCGATCGTTACCCACGCATCCCTTATGGTCGTGCAACATCGTACACTCAACGTGAACCTGAAAAGTTTGCCATGGCGTTTCCATTCCTTCAATCTCTTGCCAAGGGTTTCAAGGACTTGTTGCCAAAACGATTCACTGCACAAATGGAAGCTGCAAGTAAAGTTGATAGTGGCTTTTTAATTCCAGGGACTCCATTCACTACTGTTACAGTAAACAAGACATTCCGCACAGCATGTCACTTTGACGCTGGTGATTTGACATCTGGTTTGAGTAACTTGCTTGTATTGTCCAACAATGGTAACTACTCTGGTTGTTATCTTGTGGCTCCTGAGTATCGTGTTGCAGTGAACGTGCGTCCAGGTGATCTCTTGTTGATTAATAATCACGAAGTTATGCACGGTAATACTGAAATCAAATTGCTTGATGAAGAAGCAGAACGTGTTTCACTTGTTTGCTATTTCCGTGAGAAGATGCTTGAGCTTGGTTCTAAGCAATATGAAGACTGCCGATATGAGTATGTTGAGTCTCGTCGTTTGGACAAAGAACATCCAGGCCATAAGAATGAAGATGGCTCTGCCCGTCACTTGTGGAATGGTGTGAGTCAAGGTATGTGGGAAGACAAAGAGTGGTATAACTACTTGGAATCTAAACTTGGTGTAGAAACTCTGCACAAGTACCACCCACTGTCTGTTGAATCAAATTCACTTGAAGGCTTTTTCTAATGTGTGCAGTTATCGGTGCTGTGATTAAAAAACCCACAGCAACTGACTTTGATATGATTAGAAGTGTATTCCACGAGTCTCGTATTCGTGGTTTACATGCGACTGGATTGTCCTACCTCAGGGGTGGCGTAATCCATACCTTTAAAGAACCTGTCCCAGCGGATGAGTTCAGAAAACTAGATGATTTGGAGGATATGGTTGATGACGATGGTACTCTTTACCTTATTGGTCACTGTAGATATAGCACTAGCGATTTATTGTATAACCAGCCGATAGCAAATGCAACCACGTCAATTGTCCATAATGGTGTTATTACTCAGCACGATCCTGCTGATTGGGAAGTCTTGCACGGATATGCATGCGAAGGTAAGAACGACACCGAACTCTTACTCCGCTCATTGGAGCATTACAGCCCACTAGAACATTGGAAAGATGCAAGCCTTGCAGTGTGCGAACTCCGAACTGATAGAACCATCCGTGCGTATCGCAACGGTAAGCGTCCATTATACTTGACAGTTTTGGATAATGGGTGTATAATTACTTCTACGGCTAACGTTGCAAAACGTGCCAATTTAAACTATACAACTGTGCCGCTGTCTATGAACATCTATCATACTATCGATGAACACTTGTCTCATCTTTTAGAGAAAGTAGATATTCAAGGTGCAGTGGACTATCAATTATGATTCTTGTAAACTCAACCAAAGTACAACAACTTATCGAAAGCAGTCCAGCTGGTAAGAACACCAAGTTCTTATCGGCTGCACACTCATTGTGGACTCGTTTCCATAACTACGATAAGTCTCTGCCGATGGCTTATGAAGTCAACGGTGAAGTTGTTTCTTTAATCTTTGCTACATTTAATCGGGATGGATATGCCAACCTCTACGAAATCGTCACACTCGAAGGTCAAGAAGGTAAAGGATATGCGTCCAAGTGCTGGGATGCGTGGATCAAATATGCAGTCGAAGAACGAAAAGTCCAACGACTTAAAATCTCTTGTACCCCATCCTCTGTCAGCTGGCACAATCGCAATGGGCTGGTCTTTTGGGCAGTTGATCCCACTGGTTCACTCCGCTCAGACCAACCACTATTCCCTACACGTGCCGAACAAATTGCGTACAGAGACAACGCCATTGTAAACCCACTTCAAGCATTACCACCAGCAAAGGCTCGTGCGCAATTCCTTGCTGAAGGTTTAGAATCTTACACATGGGGTGAGAAGAAGAAAGCCAAGACACAGACTGCTATTGATACTGTTGGTAAGTCTTGGTTGCGTGCAGCGCTAATGGATCAACCATCACTTGAAGACTTTTTGAAATAATGGATTATCGTTTAAAAGAAAACCGACGTGAGGCATTCATCCGTTGGTATGCTTGGTCGTTGAAGTGTGATGATTGTGACCCAGCTGTTTGGGCTACGAACTATCTCAACGAACGCTATGAGCATAATGA